GAGGACCTCAGCACCCGGCAATATTCCAGCGCCTATATCGAGATCCCCAAGAAAAACGGAAAAAGCGAGCTGGGCGCGGCGCTGGCGCTCAATATGCTGGTCAATGACGACGAATGGAAGGCTGAGATGTATTCCTGCGCGTCCGACCGGCAGCAGGCGGCCATCGTGTTTGATGTGGCCGTTGACATGGTCAAACAGTCCCCGGCGCTCAGCAGGCGCATCAAGATCATCCCCTCCACGCGACGTATGGTATATCAACCCACGGGGAGCATTTATCAGGTGCTGTCCTCGGAGGTCGCCACCAAGCACGGTCTGAACGTCAGCGCTTGTATCTTTGATGAGCTGCATACCCAGCCCACCCGCGCGCTCTACGATGTGATGACGCAGGGTTCCGGTGACGCGCGCAGGCAGCCGCTGTGGTTCTTCCTGACAACCGCGGGTACCGACCGCAATTCCATCTGTTGGGAAGTGCATCAGAAGGCGATCGATATTCTGGAGGGCCGGAAGGCGGATCCCCGCTTCTATCCGCTGGTGTATGGCCTGCCGGATGACGCCAACTGGCAGGATGAGCAGAACTGGTACAAGGCGAACCCGTCGCTGGACTGCACCATTTCCATTGACAAGGTGCGGGATGCCTTCCGCAAGGCGGTGGAAACGCCGGCGGATGAGAACATGTTCCGCCAGCTGCGCCTGAACCAGTGGGTGAAACAGTCTGTACGCTGGATGCCCATGGATCGCTGGGACGAATGCGGCGGTGTAGTGATACCTGCGGAGCTGGAAGGTCGGGCTTGCTACGCCGGGCTGGATCTTTCCAGCACCTCCGACCTCACAACGCTGGTACTGGTGTTTCCCCCGGAAGACGAGGAAGAGCCATATACTGTGCTGCCATTCTTCTGGCTGCCGGAGGAAACGCTGCCGCTGCGCGTCCGCCGCGATCATGTCATGTACGATGTATGGGAGAAACAGGAGTTTATCAAAACCACCGAAGGAAACGTGGTGCATTACGGGTTCATCGAGCAGTTCATTGTGCAGCTGGGCGAGCGTTACAACATCCGGGAGATCGCCTATGACCGGTGGAACGCCACCATGATGGTGCAGACGCTGGAGGATGACGGATTCATCATGATCCCCTTTGGGCAGGGGTTTAAGGATATGAGCCCTCCCACCAAGGAGCTGATGCGAATTGTACTGGAACGCAGGCTCAACCATGGCGGGCACCCGGTGCTGCGCTGGAACATGGACAACACCTTTGTGCGCACCGACCCGGCGGGCAACCTCAAGATTGACAAGGAGAAATCCACCGAGAAGGTGGATGGCGCGGTGGCGCTGGTGATGGCGCTGGATCGGGCGATGAAGAACCAGAACGGAGGCTCCGTGTATGACGAACGGGGTCTCCTTTTGATTTGAGGTGATAATATGCCACGCAAGCCAAAACGCCCATGCCGCTATCCGGGCTGCCCGAACCTGTGCGACAACGACGTGTATTGCCCGGAACACGCCGCATATTCCAATGATCGCCTACGAGGTGGCGCGAACGCGCGTGGTTATGACAGCCGATGGCGCAAGGCCCGTGCGCTATTCCTGCGGCGACATCCGCTCTGTGCGGAGTGTAAACACCAGGGAAAACTGACACCAGCGACCGTGGTTGACCACATTATCCCGCACCGGGGTGATATGACGCTTTTCTGGGATGAAAGCAATTGGCAGCCCCTTTGCAAGGACTGCCATGATCGGAAAACAGGCAGTGGATTATAACCCTATTGCGGGGTGAAGATGACAAATCTCATCACTTGAAGTGATTACCTGAATGCTTTTTTCTGGACCTGCACACACAAGTATCGTTATCTCCATGATCATCATCATACCAGAACATGATTAACGTACCCTTTGGTCGCAAGCCATAAATACGTTTGGTGCCCTCAATGCGAAGAGAAAAAATATAATCTTCCGCAATGCTTAGTTCTGCCAATCTGGCTTTTGCACACTTATTCAAACTGTCCACTTCAACAAAATGATTTTCTTTCCCCTCGATCTCTCCCCATGTTTGCGTCTCATATGCTTGCAATTTCGGATAGATCTTGTCCCAAAAAATGTCACTTATACGATTTTTTGTTATTGCCCAACGACCCTCAACATCACAACGCTTAAAAGCCCATGATGGATTTTCACGGGCTATAGCATCAGGCTGTTCGATTATCTTTGCTTTATTAGAGTGACCCATAGTACGATTTCATGCTTTCCTTTGTTATAACATTTACACAATTATATCCATCTGGAATTCCATTTCTTGCTTCATTCCACGGTTTTTCCAAATGAGTAAGCGTACTTAACCATTGCGGATCTTTATCACCATATGTTTCCAAAACGGAATCAATATTCCTTTTTTGTTTATTTGAAAGACCTTCCTTTGATGCTTCGTATTTTGGTATGTCACATACGCTTATGTTAAATTTTCCGCTATGGTAATCATATAGTTCGCGACAAACTGGGCCATTTGTCCATGCTTGAAAATCCTCATTGAACAAAGGTTTATCCCAAACAAGAGACCAAGCTTGAGCGTAGTAACAAAGTTTTTGCAGTTTCATGGTTGTCATTTTTCCCTTTTTATCAAGGATATATCTGGCAACATCAAGTATTGTGCCCATAGCGGCCTCCTTCAAAAAGTATTTATTCTTGACTATCCTTAATATATCACTAAACAACTTCATGTGTAAACACCCAATTTTACTACTACGGAGGAAAAATGAAAAATCCACTCTTTGGCTTGTTTCATTCACGTGACAAGCCTCAAAACAGCGTCAGCGCCGCGCCGGTATTCTATTTCGGCTCCAGCGGCTCGGGCCAGTCGGTTACGGTGCGCTCCGCCATTCAGGTATCCGCCGTGTACGCCTGCGTCCGCGTGATCGCGGAAACAGTTGCCAGTCTCCCACTGCACGTGCACCGGAATACGGATACAGGTAGCGTCAAGGCTCTTGAGCATCCGCTATACCGCCTGCTGCATGACGAACCCAACACGGAAATGACATCGTTCATTCTGCGGGAAACGATGCTTTCGCACCTGCTGCTATGGGGCAACGCCTACTGCCAGATTGTCCGCAACGGCCGAAATCACATCGTGGGGCTGTACCCGCTGCTGCCCGACCGCATGGAAGTGGACCGCGGTAGTGATGGCAGGCTCGTGTACACCTACACCACCACCGATGGCAGACGGGTCAAACTCCCACCCGAAATGGTGCTGCATATCCCCGGACTCGGTTTCGACGGTGTCATGGGCTATAGCCCCATCGCTCTGGAACGCAACGCGATCGGGCTGGGGATCGCCGCGGAGGAATACGGAGGCCGGTTCTTTGCCAACGGTGCGACGCCCGCCGGTGTGCTCACACACCCCAACACGGTGAAAAGCCCCAAGGCACTCCGGGAAAGCTGGAACGCGGCTTATGGCGGTTCCTCCAACTCAGGGAAGGTCGCCATTCTGGAAGAGGGCATGAAGTTTGAACGGATCTCCATGCCCAACAACGAGGCGCAGTTTCTGGAAACCCGTAAGTTTCAGGTGGACGAGATTTGCCGCATCTTCCGGGTGCCGCCCCATCTGGTGGGCGATCTGGAGCACGCCACGTTTTCTAACATCGAGCATCAGTCCATTTCCTTCGGTGTCCACACGATTCGACCATGGTTGGTCCGCATAGAACAGTCCATGAACCGCGCTCTGTTCTCCGAAAGCGAGAAGGGGCGCTTTTTCATACGGTTCAACATGGACGGGCTCATGCGCGGTGCGTACAAGGAACGCATGGAAGGCTATGCAATTGCCCGGCAGAACGGCTGGATGAGCGCTAACGATATCCGTGAGCTGGAAAGCCTGAATCCCATCTCCGACGCCGATGGCGGCGACGATTATCTGGTTAACGGCAATATGGTGCCCATCAGCAAGACCAGAAAGGAGGAAACCTCTTGAAGAAATTCTGGAATTGGACGAAAAACGACGCTGGAGAGCGGACGCTGTATCTGGAAGGCGCGATCGCCGAAGAGAGTTGGTTTGAGGATGAAGTTACCCCGGCCGCATTCAAGGCGGAGCTGCTTGCTGGTTCCGGGCCGATTACCCTGCGCATCTCCTCACCCGGCGGCGACTGCGTGGCCGCATCACGAATTTATACCATGCTCATGGATTACCCGGCGGATGTGACCGTCAAGATCGACGGCATTGCCGCTTCTGCAGCATCCGTGGTCGCCATGGCGGGCACCAGGGTCTGCATGTCTCCCTGTTCCCTCATGATGATCCATAATCCACTGACCATCGCCATGGGCGACAGCGAGGAGATGCGCAAGGCGATGCATCTGCTGGACGAGGTCAAGGAAAGTATCATCAATGCCTATGAAATCAAGACTGGCCTACCCCGCGCGCGCATCAGCCAGCTAATGGATTCGGAAACCTGGATGAACGCGCATAAGGCACAGGAGCTCGGTTTCTGCGATGAGATTCTATATCAGCCCGAAAGCATCATCTCCGCAGAAAACAGCTTCAGTTTCTCCCGCCGCGCAGTCGCCAACAGCCTGCTGGATAAGCTGCAATCCCGTGTCCGACAAAAAACCGAACCTTCTACCCCTGGTATCAAAGCGGCAGACCTTGAAAAAAGGCTGTCGCTTTTGCATTAACCCCAACACACATCTGAATTTGGAGGAAACAGTATGAAGCAGATTCTTGCTTTGCGCGAAAAGCGCGCGAAAGCCTGGGACGCCGCCAAGGCGTTTCTGGATACCCACCGAGGCGAAGACGGGCTGGTGTCCGCCGAGGATAACGCCGTTTATGAAAAAATGGAGAAGCAAGTCGTCGACCTCGGCCACGAGATCGAGCGGCTTGAACGCCAGGCGGCACTGGACAGCGAGCTGGATAAAGCGACGTCCACGCCGATTGCCGGTAAGCCCGGCGACCCGTCTGGCAAGATGAAAACCGGCAGGGCTTCGGCCGAGTATGGCGCTGCCTTTTGGCGCGTCATGCGGGCCAAGTCCGTACCCCACGAGGTATACAACGCCCTGCAGGTCGGCACCGATTCCGAGGGCGGCTTTCTGGTCCCAGACGAATACGAGCATACCCTGATCGACGCCCTGCAGGAGCAGAACATCTTCCGCCAGCTGGCACACGTGATCACCACGAGCTCCGGCGACCGCAAGATCCCGGTCGTGGCCTCCAAGGGTAGCGCGGCGTGGATCGATGAGGAAGCCGCCTACCCCGAGAGTGACGACGCGTTTGGCATGACCTCGATTGGCGCGTACAAGCTCGCCACCATGATCAAGGTCAGCGACGAGCTGTTGCACGACAGCGTGTTTGATGTCGCCGCCTATATCGCCAAGGAGTTTGCCCGCCGCATCGGCGCTGCCGAGGAGGAAGCGTTTTTCACAGGCAATGGCACCGGCAAACCCCTGGGTATTCTCGCTACGAGCGGCGGGGCTGAACTGGGCGTAACGTCCGCCAGCGCGACCGCCGTCACCATGGACGAAATCATGGACCTGTTCTATTCGCTGCGCGCCCCTTACCGCCGCGGCTCCGTGTTCATCATGAACGACGCCACAGTCAAGGCGCTTCGCAAGCTCAAGAACGGCAACGGTGATTACCTCTGGCAGCCGTCCGTGACCGCGAATACCCCGGATACGCTGCTCAATCGCCCGGTGTATACCTCGTCCTTCATGCCGACCATTGCCGCGAGCGCCAGCACGATCCTGTTCGGGGATTTGGGCTACTACTGGGTAGCCGACCGCGAGGGCCGGAAATTCCAGCGCCTGAACGAGCTGTACGCGCCGACCGGTCAGGTGGGCTTCCTCAGCTCCGAGCGCGTGGACGGCAAGCTCATCCTGCCCGAGGCGGTCAAAGTTCTGCAGATGAAGTCTGCGTAACCAACCGGGGACTGTCATCATGGCAGTCCCCTTTCCTGAAAAGGAGGAAACCTCATGAACGAATCTACCCGGAACTATCACGCACACGGCGGGAGCGAGTGGGTCATCGGCGGGAAGCTGACCTTCCTGCCCGGCGCGACGGTCGAAGGCGCGGAAAATATCCTGAACCTGCCGTCAGCCGCGACGACCGTGCTGCCCAACATCCCCGCCAGTGACGCTACGACTATCGCAGCACTGCGGGAGGATTATAACCAACTGCTATCAGCCCTGAAAACAACAGGGCTCATGACGCCCGACCCGACGATTGAGTAAGGGCTGCTGCCTATGATTGTAACCGTCGATGAAGTGAAAACCCACCTGCGTATCCAGCAGGATGAGGAGGACGCCTACCTCGCCGGCCTGGTCGCGCAGGCACAGGCTGCCGCCGAAGACTTCTGCCGCGTCTCATTTGAAGAGTCCGCGCCGGAGCCGGCACGCCTCGCCGTGCTGCTCATGGTCGGTCACTGCTACGAAAACCGGGATACCCCGGACAGGGAAGCCTACCTGACCATGCGCATGGCGTTTGAAAACCTGCTGTATCCCTATCGGGATCTTACTCTCATGCTGTGAAAGGCGGTGAGCCCGGTTGAGAACATATCCAAAAAGCGTCCCGCATCCGGGCGAGCTTCGCCACCGGATCGAGATCGGGAAAACGGAAAACACGGTCAACGAAAATGGCTATCCCGAGCCAACCGATACGGTCATCTGCACCGTTTGGGCGTCGGTTTCCGACAACAGCACTCGTCGCTTCCAGGCGGCGGACAGTTCTGTCACGGAAGCCGGCAGGCTGTTTGTGATCCGATACCGTGACGGTATCCAGCCCGGCATGTGGGTCCGCTATCTGAATGAACAATGGACCATTGCCACGCTCGATGGGTACGGGCATCAGCGCCGGTATCTCGGACTGCAGACGTACCGCGCAAAGGGCGTGAGCGGATGAAGCAGGTGCAGCAGGCACTGGCCGGTGTCGGTATTCCCGTGTTCGTGGGCACCTGGCGGGCAACTTCCGAACAGCCAACACCCCCGGCACAGTATCTGGTCTATTCCACCGTCACCACGGAGGATTCCCACCACGACGACCACGTGATCGCCTATAAAACCTTCGTATACCTGAATCTGTGGAGTACTGCCGATCCAACGGAAGCGGTGGCGCTCATCCGATCCGCTATGGATACGGCCGGTTTCGCGATGATCGAGGAATCAGACTGCAGTGGAAGTCAGCCGGCGTATGACACAGAGACCCGGCAGTTCACCATCCAATGGACCTGGTGTCTGCGCGAGGAGGTGGCGTGATGCCGCTCACCACACAGGGTTTTGGCGATCTCGAGGATGATCTGGCTGGTATGGCTGCGGCGCTGACGGATGGTGCTGGTATTGACCGCGCGCTGCAGGCCGGAGCCGCGCCGATCGAAGCCCAGATGCGGCAGAACGCGACAAGCGACCCAAAGGTCATCAGCGGTGACCTGCGCGATTCCATCCATACCGGGCCGGTTCGCAAGCGAAAAAACGGTGGCAAGCGCATCACCGTGGGCGTTCACACCAAAGAAAAGGGCGCGTTTTACGCTAACCCCCTCGAATTCGGCCACGGCGGTCCCGCGCCTGCGCCGGCACACCCCTTTGTTCGCCCGGCCTTCGATACGGCAGCGGACGAGGCATACACGGAAATCAAGCGCGTTCTGCGCGATGAACTGAAATAACAGGAGGAACAGAATATGGCTACCGCTGCATCGCCTACCGTATCTTCGACGGTAGGACAATACCAAGTGCAATACCCCTCACGTTACGGAAGAGGAAGTAAAGGTAAAGTTTATCCAAGCCTTCAATTCCATTCTGGAGTATCGGGAAGAGTTGATTGCCAACTGCCATTTAGCGCAAGAAAGCATTTGTGATTATACAGATATTGATGTGGAGCTTGATGCATTACGCCGTGAGATGGAGGTGGTTGCCGAGTTATCCAGAAAGGCAATTTACGAAAACGCCCATACCGTCATCAATCAAGAGGAATGGCATGAGCGGAACAATGGCTACCTCGAGCGGCATCGCATGGCTTCGGAGCGTGTGATCGAGCTTGAGGAGCAAAAGCGGGAGCGGCAACGCAAAAGCCTTATGCTTGATGGCTTTATTCAAAATCTGGCGACGTGTGGGAAAGCACTTGAGACATTCGATGAACGGATATGGATGGCGGCAATTGATAAGGTCGCGGTTCAGTCAGACGGGAAATTGGTTTTTCGGTTCAAGGATGGCACAAAAATCATTCGATAAATGCGCAACTAACACAGACCGATAATATTTTGGATTGTTTCTACCAAGACAATGAATTCACAATCGCACCCCGTCGTTAATACAAAACGCCGTTCCTGTTCGGAACGGCGTTTTGTTGTATTATAAGGGATTGCGGGCGATGTCTACAGACATAAATGCCATGGTGGATACTATTTCCAATAATGGATTAGTCCTTCCATATCGTTAAGATGGTTAATTCTGATAGAGTGCCGAAACTGACGAACATGTAACGAAAGGTAACGATATGGCAAATTGTATGCCGGTGATCAGCAGACGAAATTGACCAAAGAACAAACCGCCTTGCTGTCAACAGCGCAAGAGGTGGAAACGAAAAAGGATCAAACGTCCATGGCGTGCTATCAGCTGGGACAGCAAAATGCTATGCGCAAGATTATCAATATGCAGGAGAATACAGTGGACTACTCACGGTTTTCGAATAATAGTCTGCTGGATATCTCCCAGAGCCTGCTAATAAACGTGGTGTTAAACAATAGGTTCAGTGATATTATATTGCTATTTCCAATGAAGGATCTGACTATTTCATCATGTGAATTAAACGATTATGACAGCTTTCTGAGCGATGAGTTCTATGTTGAAGGGCTTGATCAAATTCCGTACCATGAACGCTGAGCAGTATCCTTATTTTGATGCGATTGTGGGCTATGACACCACGCGTTCAGGTTTGACGTATCTTTGCAACCTGACGCTTTACGACGGGGTAGAGATGCAGAAGGCTTGTTACATATATAACTGGAAACTTGGCATCTATACAGTACATATTCATAACAAAGAATGAATGAAATGCATCATCCGCCTTTTTGTGCTGCTGCAGGACTCACGCCATAGTATTTCTTGAACGCCCGTCTGAATGAATGTGCGCTCGTGTACCCTACTTTTCTGGCGATTTCCTCAATGCTGCATTGATTGTCGGTCAGCAGGGCACGGGACAGAGCCATCCGCTTTTGGGTGATATAATTGACAAAATTCTCTCCCATTTGTTTTTTAAAAACTGAAGAAAAATAGCTTTCAGATAGTGCAAAGTGTTCGGATGCCATCGTAAGCGAAAGCTGGGAATCCGTAATATGCTGATCAATATAGTCTTTCAAGCTATGTTGAAACTTTATGTCCACCTGCTTGGCATGTTCGCGGATGGAGTGACACAGATTCAAATACAACCCCCGGATCCGTTTGATTTCCCCTGTGACTGGCAATGAGGATGGCAGCAACAGCTGATCCACCAGCTTCCTTGCGGAATCTGTATTCTTGGTCGCACGCAGAAACGTTCCTTTAAGTTCCGCAATCAGCAGTTTCCCCATAGCGTCGGATATTTGTCTGCGCAAGCAGTTTTCCGCATAGACATAATCCAACAATCGTCTCAATTCAGCTTCATTGCCCGTCTGCAGATTGGCGGTAATCTTGTTTTCTATGGACATCGGATAGTAGAATATCTCACCATGTTCCAGTTCGTCCTCATACCAAATCAACCGCCTGCTATTCTTATTGGAGATGTGATCCAACGTCAGTGCGGCTTCCATGTGCGCCTGATATAAAGAGGTTAGCTTTGTTCGAGGCCTGCCAGCCATCGCCTTGAAGGGAACGTTAAGGCGCTGCATCACATCAATAATGGTTTGTACGGCATTGTTCACCTCAAAACAACAGCGTTGCGGATTGTCATAGGTAAACTGAAACACCAGTGAAAGCTGGTTGGCTGCCGTATCGATAACCGTGGTCGTATTGCTGATCGGTTCCAGTACCTGCCGTAGAGCGGCTTTGATGATATGCAGCTGGTTAATGTTTATACTGTCGTTTAGGTCTGCCTCACACATGATGCGAAACACTACGACAACAAAGAAGGATGGTTCCTGTGTGATGCCCATGTATTCAGCGTTATGAAGCAGATCTTTTTTCTGGTGCAGCGCTCCATTGAGTACATTGCTGAAAAAGGTCATTTTCATTTCGCGCTTTTGACTTTGCAGACTGTCGT